CGACGTTCTTGATGCCGTTCCAAACCGACTTCAAGAAGTTACCGAACGCCTTAAACCCGTCGCCTATACCCTTAGCAGTGTTCTTTACGTGATCGAGGCTATCACCGAGATTGTTAAGTGGGTTTCCTGTCTTGATCTTGTCGAATGTGTCGGATACAACCGAACCCATGCTTCCGAAATTCTTACGGAACGTGACGATAGCCTTCTGAATGGGTGCAAGATAGGTCTTGAAGTTGAGAAAGAACGATCGAACCTTTAGCCCAGCCTGTGCGACTGCGAGGAGCTTCTCTGACATTCCAGTCATGCTTCTCTTGTCGTCATGCATCCCGTTGAAGAATGCCATGATCGCGTCTTTAGCCTTAGTGACGTAAACCGCAATGTCTTGTCCGGCCTTAGCCATGAAGGTTGCAAACTTCGTCACGAATTCCGACTTCTGGAACGCCTTATCCATGGCCACAGCCCAGTCACCGAACTTAGCAGTGATGTCTCCTAGAGTGCCACCACCTGCAGTGAGAGCGCTCCAGATAGGCTTAAGCATAGTGGCAAGACCCTTGAAGATGGTCTTAATCGCAACCCAAACAATGTTGAAGACTGCGAACACTCCAGCCATGGTCTTCTTAAGCTTCTCGGCAGCATCTTTATGTACCATGAATGCTTGAGCGAGCTTGCGGAAGCCCTTGGTGATGGCGAATAGACCTGCAGCCTGGTTCTTGTTTGGAAATATAGATTCCCAAGCATCCATAATAGGCCTGAGGATTGAACGAATAGCTCGCCAAACATCAACGATACCCTGCTGAAGATCCTCGAGACCACCCATGTCTTGCCACTTCATGAGCATGTCGTTACGAGCATCGCCCATGTCGCCTAGGATCTCACTGAGAACCTTGTTCGACTGAGAGAACAGCGTTGTGGCTTGATCGAAGTCGCCGAATACAAGCTGGAATGTAGTTGCCCAGCTAGAACCGACTGCTTCCTTAAGCGTGCCCATCAACTGGGTGGCTGTACGAACCTTAGTAGCTGCCTCTTCAGCAATTCTCTGTTGCTTAGCGAAAGCTGCGATCTGCTTATTCGTAAGGCCTAGACGCTTCTGCTGGGCAACGCTAATGGAGTCTTCGCCAGCCTGAATCTTGAGGTAGTTCTTCATTACGTCGGCTGTCAGCCACTTCTTAGCAAGTGACCCATTAAAGTCTTTTGTAGCCTTTGCTGCAGTAGTTGTGTGGCTGTTAAACGTGCCCATGGCCTTAGCAATGTCGATAAGGCCCTTCTTCATGTTAGCACCACCCATACCAGCATTGGTAAGTGAGCGGAAGTCCTGAAGACGAACTGTACCAGCACTCATGGCCTGCGAGAGCTGGTATGCAGCATTAGCTGCGTGCCCAGCATCGGTACCTGAGGCTGCAGCTTCGTTGGAGAAACCCTTGATCATTGCAGTGGCATCTTTGAGCTTAATGCCCGCGTTGGTGAACAGACCTACGTTCTTTGTCATGTCAGAGAAGCTATAGATCGTCTTATCTGCATAGTCGTTAAGCTCATCGAGGGCCTTGTTAACGTCACCAAGGGTAGTTCCATACTTCGACGTGTTTGCGAGGATGGTCTGGATAGACCTCATCTTAAGTTCGTATTCATCGAAACCTTGCTTGATTGGTTCGATCGTTAGCGACTTAACGAGGTTGATACCTGCATCGACAGCCCTGTTAACAATTGTACCAAGCGCAGTGACCGCGGCTACCTCTAGCGCACCGAATCTACCAGCTACTTTACCGACTGCGCCGCCAAGCTTGTCCATGCCGTCGCCTGTGCCCGTGGAGCTGACAGTATCGTCAAGCTTCTTGAGCGTATCCATGGACGTGGATGCACCCTTCTCAAACTCGGCGTTGTCAAACTTCATCTGAACTACGCGTTCATCAATGCTGCTCATGCGGAAGTCACCACCTTCCAGGCTGTGTCGCTGAGATCGTCAAATATAGATCGGAGAGCTGGGTTAATGTAGTCCCTACCCTGCACGTAGCCTCCGGTACCTGTACCGTGGCCATATTGGAGAATCACAGCAATAGACCAAGACCGATGTGACTTCCTCGTAATCTCGTAGTACCAGGCATTGGCAGTCTCACCTGTCTTACTAGGGGTGGCTGCACGTAATGCGTCGACTCCTCTGCGAGCGTAAGTCTCCAATTCGATAGGAATTGAAGGCTCGAGCATTGACTTGAGGAAGGCTTCGGTCTTACGGAAGGAGCCGGAATGAGTAATGCCTATCATGATGACTCCTTTCACATCGGTCTTGGTCTGTTGTTAGTACTTCTTGTGGAACGCAGCAAGTGCATTGTCTGTGGCTGACGACCAGGTAGTATCTGGAGTGCCAACGAACAGCTTGTCCTTCTTCCAGAGCGTCTCAAGTGCCTTTACGGCCTTGTTGTGAGCACTCTTTGATGCGTCATCCCACTTACCAGTGAGAGGAACGCCCAGAACGGTCTGCGTGTACTTGATTCCGTAAGGGAACTTCGTACCGTACATCTTAGACGCCTGCTGAATAGCCTTAAGCCGCTTCACTGTCTCAGCAGAGTCAAGATTGCTTGCCGTCTTCTTTGACATGTGGCAGATGATCTGAGTATCGTAAACGTACAGAGATCCAGGCTTGGTCTTGACGTTCTTGAGACCGAGGTTCGTCCAGCTTCCGACATCACCGTGGAGATGCGTCTTGTGGCTGGCTGCGCTGCCATTACTTCCGTCACGAGCATAGATGATGCTGATACCCATCGACTGAAGTGCTGGAATGACACCGATCAACTTGGTTCGTTCCGTGGATGCAGAACCTGGCCAGTTGAGATCGAAGGCAAGAGTGTGGACGACGGAGCCGACCTTGCCTTCATCGTAGTGGAAAGAGTTATCCGTGTGTACTCTATGGACTTTTCCATAGGGAAGTGACTCGGAAACATCAAACCCATTTGCATCGAGGTATGCTTTCGCAACTGCAATGTTTCTTGTGGGTGTTAGTACTGCAGAGGTTCCCATAATTTTACTCCTATTTTGACTGTTACATCATGTCTTAATAATGTAACCAATAGTGATGTATGGAGAAAGAACGTTGTGAGCTGCTCCTCCTCCTTGAGAGGCCACGGTGTGCGTGTGATCAGAACCAGACATACTTTGCGTAGAGTTGGTACCGGTACCACGGGCATACGGACCAGTAGATGCTGTTCCACCAGCGGCAATTGCCTGCAGTGGAGCCATAAGAGTAGACCCAGTAGCTCCACCGTGGTTATGTGAAGGCATCTCGGCAACAGTCAACGTATGTGCCTTCTCGCCACCGGTTTCTCCGATGACGTTAAACTCTGACTGACCGGTGTCGTAACCGACGACCATTCGTCCCTTCATGTTCGGGAGTTGGAACGTAGTACTACCGTCGCCAGATCCGAAGGTTGTTCCAATCGCTGCATACAGATCCGCATAGGTGGTTCTCGAAATCGTCTGTCCTTGACATAGAAGCCATCCGGTTGGCGCAGTAGTCTTAGCCCATATAACCATGGACCCAGTAGGTGTATGGTCATCTACATCTTTCAGGTCTGCCACTTGGCTCCACGCTGACCATGTAGTGTTGTACAATGAACGAATCCATTGCGTGTTACGTGGCTGATATGATGTATACCGTTGATAAACAAAAGTGGCTGTACCGCCAACGCTGCGATTTACTTCTAGCAATCCTGCGTAAGGCTCTGGATAGTTCGATCCTGCAACTGCTGCGATCGTATTACTAGTACAGCTGAACTTGCCTGTGTCAACATAGGTATTTAAGTCGGCGTTATTAGGTATTAACGGATTTTCGACAATCGATGCAGCTATTGAATCGTCGACGGTCTTCTTAGTTGCTATGTCATCATCAGCAACTGGCGCCATGACCTTGCCTCTACCTGCATTATCGCGCTTAAGTAAAGTTGAAGGTGTTGGCGCCGTGTCTTCGGCCGTAGAAGAGCCTTTAACATAGCCTGCATTAACTGTCGAACCATCATGCTGTGTGAGTATCAAGTATCCAGAAGCATCGATGCTTGCTCCGACGATCATGTCGTCACGGATTGCTTCCATCTCTTCTTGAGTTAGAACGTTAACCGTTCCCATGTCGCCTCCTTACAGAGAACTAATCTGATAACTGACAGCATCCTTCTGGATTACTGATGGCCACGAAATTGTATACCCACCTATGCCGTTCGGGAACACAGCGACATCTGGACCGCTGATAGTAGCGGAACCATCGCCGTGATCTGTCACGACTAGGACAGCATAATCTTCGAAGATCTCATAGAGATCTTCTGGGGACGGGAGAGTCGAATCTTCATCGGCATTACCATAGATGATGTCTTCTATACGCTCTAGAGCATCAGGATTACAGTAGCGAGAATCGATGATAAGATGAGAAGCCATGTGCTTACCATCAACGAGTTGTCTCTTTGTTGTGAGCTCCGCGGTCAACAGAGACAGATCCGGAGAATCGCTCATAGAAGTACGGGCACGACCACCATCATAAGATACCACGTTGTATACCAGGTGAATTTGATAGTGGTCAGCGATCATGATCCTGTAAGAGAACCCAAACGTTTCACCGAAGATCTCGTAGAACCTATCGGGATTGGCCAGTGCTTCGACTGAGGCTTTAAAGTCGCCAAACCTCCTACGATTGACAACTTTTACACCATCGAGATAAAGTTCGTAGGGGTCATCTGAGTCCACAGACTCAACAACCGAGATCAAACCATTCCACGCTACACCAGGAGCATCAGGTTTAAAGTAGACACCTCTATCTACACCTCGAGAATATAAACGGCTAGCTAAATCATCCCATGTCAGTCTTGTCATGATGTCACGGCCCAGCGAATAGTGTGATCAACTCATCTACTGGCGGTATACGAGGAGACAGACTCGCTGTGCCGTAGAGGATGTTCTCGAGTTCAATAACTTTAGCATCAAGAGCCGCTTGTTTGTCAGGTGTAGTCTTCGTATTAATGACAAAGTGCGCTGTGGGTCTAATGTTAGCAACCATTGGCGCAAGTGTAGTGATGTCCCAAGACAATACCTCTGTGTCGGAAGAATCGTCAATCGTCTTACGAGTACGATCTCCTGGTGCAGTCAATGCGTTGTAAACGATGTGAATCTTATAAGCGGCATCTGTTCCTTCTACATCATTTCCGATCTTAGTACGGTAAGCGAGACTAAAAGGCGCCCTCGATTGATGAGTTGCGAACAAGCCAGGACTAACTTGAAGATTACCTTCGCATAGCTCGAAGCCTGCAGGCGCAAAGTACGCTTCAACTGTAGCAATGAACTCTGATGCCGATGAAAGATTCATAACTTTAAAGCCATCGAGGTAAAACGGGCGTGTATCGCCTCCATCATTGCCTTCGTTGATTGAAACTAGTCCGCTCCATGGTACACCATCACCTACCGTAGGATAGAAGACGCCCCGATCAAGACCAGCTTCGAAATAGCGTTCTCCGACCTTGCCCCATTCAATTCTAGCCATCGTGTGCCTCCTCTCTTAGCCGGAAGTGCCATACTGTTGACGACGAGCCGCGTTAAGTGCTCGGCGCTGCGAATTCATGTCGCGCTTACCCATCTTCTTCTGCGGTGCGTTCTTAGCATTGACTACCTTGATCAGCGTCAACAGTCTATTGAAGTACCATTGGTCGCATTCGAACGGGATGTTCAACTGAGTCATCCAATAGTAAATTACTTCTGTTGTGATGACCTCACGCGCGCGACCAGGTACTGCTCGATCGTTGAACCAGGTGGCAGTCCGATTAGATGCCATGTAAGTGTTGACTTCCTCAAAGTACTTCTTAGGAAGTTTGTTCAACCGCTCGAATGGAATTTCCTTCCCCAAATTCATGCAGCCAATGTATGCAACAGCCTCCTCGAACGACTTAACTGTTTCGCTCAGGAATGGCTTTTCATAAATTGACTCCCATTTTGACATGGAGGACAGAGAATGCTCCAACTCTATAGTGAAACCTTCAGTTGTCGTGAACTGAGAGAGTTCCTCGTCGAATACTTCGACTCCTTCAACGTTGATGACGAGCATTCTCTGTCCTCCTATGTTTTGTTACGGTACGATCAGTGCCAGAAGGTCATCCGGCAGAGGAAGCGACGGCTCGTCGGTGGTGTTGCCGTAGAGCACTGCCTCGATAGCAGCCAGTGCGGTGGGCGATACCTTGGTCGAGTCGATGGTGATCAGCGACGTTGGACGGAGATCCTTGTACGTGCCGTCGGCCTTGAAGCTGACCGGCGTCGTGGTAATCTCCCAGCTGAAGGCCGTGGCCTCTGGCGAGTCGTTGACGGTTGCGTACGCCTTCTCCGTGGGTGCCGCGAGGCAGCCGTAGACCAGGTGCAGCTTGTAGCCGAGAGCATCGCCCTCGGTGTCATTGCCGATGCGCGTACGGTAGCTGAGACCGAACGTCTTGCGACTCTGCTGACCGATCGAGACGCCAACCTTCGGAGCGGCGGTGCCATCGCACTCACCAAACTCTTCGGGGTAGGTGAATGCCTCGATCGTCGCGCCGAACTCCTCTGCGGAGATCAGGTTGAGGTACTTGATGTTGTCAGCGTACTGCGGCGAAGCCTCAGCACCAGAGGGAGACTCGGTAACGGTCGTGAGACCATTCCAAGCAAACCCGCTGTCATAGTCGGGGCCGGTGGGAATGTAGAGAACACCGCGATCGACGCCCGTTTCGAAGAAGCGCTCGCCAGTTTCATCCCAGGTGAGTGTTGCCATTTTATTAGCTCCTAAAAGTAGAGATCATAGACGTAATGGTTAAGATTTTCCGCCGCATAGAATCGTGAGAATCTAGACATTGGTAAATCTCGGACTTTTGCGGGAAGAAGACTGTCAGGATCGGAATCGATGATAGTCAACTGGTATCTCGCAGTGAAACTATAAAGTACGTTGTCAGCACGCTTAACATCTTCGTCACTGACTCGATACCTTATACACGGATACAGCATCTTAAGGCCGTTTGGTGGCTGAAAGTATACGTTAGGTACAATTTCTGTAAGTAACGCGTGTAGCTCAAGCCGTTGGGCCATTGTACACTTCTCCCATCCTCAAGATTAGTCGAGGCGCCTGGACTTCAACAGTATTAACTGTCCAGTACGCTCCCGACCACTTGACATAGCGGATGGCAAAGAAATGTTCCATAGCGTATGCATCGGCTACGATGCTAACAGAGTTGCCGACCGAAAGATTCTGATTCAAAAGATCCTGAGAGGCATCTTCTGTCATCCTTCGGCTGTTACGAGTAAGATCCCCGTAACACTGACGTTCGGTAATTACATCTTCCCAAACACCAGCGGCCTTCTCTGTTTGTATAGCATAACCGACGGCTCCGTAGAACTTTGCCATCTGTTACCGACCTTAATTAGTCGCGCGTGAATTCCCAGTCCGCGTCGAAGTTGTGCGGGAAGTAGTACCCGTCAGCCGGCGTTGCGTAGATCTCCACCGAGGCTCCAGACGCGAGTGCCGCCTGAGGACCTGCTGCGAGTGCCAAGTCGTCACCATCGATGACTGTCTGGTAGTACTCGACGCCTGCGACCGTCGGGATCGTCACCACTCCGGTACCGGCGTTGAATCCGGGAACGGTCGGGGAAACGATGCTGCCGTCCTCACGGACGAACACCTGAGCGGTCTTGTGGGCGACGAGAGCACCAGACATGCGGCCCTCGATGAGGTACTTGTACTGGTTGTAGTCGATGTCGAAGTCATCGAACGTGGTGATCTGGCCACCCTTGTCCGTACCGATGATGTAGTCACCGAGGTTGACGAGAATGAGCTCGATGAGACCCTCGTCGCGCTGAGCGCCTTCCATGACCGGAACCGTAACGATGTTCGACACGCGCAGTGCGGTGGCGAGCTCCGTGGTGGTGGGGTACAGACGACGACCGAGCTTGTCCTTCTCGAGGAGCAGGTCCGTGAGCAGGTCCTCGGTGACGAAGGCGGTCGGGTTACCGACACCCTTGTACTTCGGGCGCGCGCGAAGAACTGCCTCGATCAGAGCCTCACCCTGAACGTTGGTGTCCAGAACAACGAGGTCCGTGTAGAACTCGTCGTCACGAGCGATCGGGCGAATCTTGCCCTCGTCGATCTTGTCGTCATCGTCGACCTCGCGGCCATCGCCGAGAAGAACCGCGCGAGCGATTTCCTCATCGAGCATGAAGCGCATTTCCGTCCAGATCCACGCGACGATGTCGAAATCGGTGATGTCGACGATGTCATCGCGGTCCAGCTTCTGCTTCTTGTAGATGGTCGTGGGGCCGGTCTCACGGTGGGCCACGGCGAAGAACTGCTCCTTCTTCATGGACCCCTTGATGTAGCCCTTTGCGCGAGCTTCCTCGTGCGTCAGGTCCGCAGAGCGAGACTTGATGCGCGACCACGGGCGCTTGGCGGTTCCGCCGAGAACGACAGAGACCCACTCCATCTTCCGAGTGATCCACTCGGGACGGTTGTCGATCTCCTTCGCCTCCGGGAACAGCTCTTCGATGTTCGTGATGCCGTAGTCGTCCGCGTGAGCGAGCATGGCATCGTGAAGGGAGCCGTTCTTGAGTGCGTCAGCAGCAACAACGCCAACATACTCTGCAAGCTGGCCGTGAGTCAGGGTCGATCCGCCCTCGGCGCTCTTTGCGTTCTGATCAAAGACGTTTCGTCCCATGTCAGTTCCTTCCTGGTTGTGTTGAATGGTGTCTTCTGGTTCATCTTCATCGTCGGACTCTTCGTCGTCAGATTCGGCTTCAGTTTCCGAGTGGGCAACCGCACCTTCCGGTTCGGCGAGTTGTACATCTTCAAAGGCCATACCGAGGACACCGGCAACGAACTGCTTTTGAGCATCGTTCATCGTGGCATAGACCTCGGCCATGGTTGGGTCCTCAGAGTCGTTCGTGTCGTCTGCCATGTCCTCTCCTTCGTTGTTGTCGGCGTGTATGATGCCTTCAGCGCCGAGAGAGATGACTGCCTCGTATTAAAGATCTTCGTAATCCCCGTCACCGTGGACTAGTCGGACATTGTCGATGATGGCCCCAGAGTTGGCACCCGAGAGAACTAGACTAACCTCACGAATCACACCTCCAAGAACGTCTCCGCCCCTGCGCTTGAGCTTATTGGCAAAGATGGAAAGAGCATTCAGATCTTGGTGCTCCACCATCTCCTTGGCCTTCTGACCCGAAGGGGTTGCATTGAAGAACCCCTGCGCGTAGACTCCGTCTGCTCGATTCTCAAGCATCACGTGACCAAGGACATTATCGGGACTGTTATGCTGGTGCTGCCAAACGAGCGGAACCCGAACTCCGTCGTTGTCCTTGAACGCGTCTCGCCTAATGGTGGCTCCATCAGTGCAGAGTATGTCGTTCTTGGTTGCCCAGCCGCTGAAATCAGCTTCCATTTTGACTGTCTCCCTCTGGAACTGTTGCTGGAACCGGTTCTGTCGTCGTAAGTTGAGTCGGAACTGGTTGAGTCGGACCAGTTGGTGGGACTGGTTCCGGAATGTTCTTGTTGCGGAGCTCATCAGCATTTGGATCTTCCGACGGCATGAAGCCGATGAGACCACGAACCTCGTTGGAGGTAAGTATCTCATTTCGAGTGAACTTGTCGGCGATGTCAGCGATAGCACTGATCTCCACAAGCTTAAATGGATCTTGTATGTACATCATCGTCTGCCGCTGAGACCTGGCCGTCTTCGATAGGAAGGTCCGTGCCATCGCCTCGGTGATCGCCGCT